CCACAGCGAGACTAAAGAAAGTCTTGCCAGTAGAAGACTCCCCAGCAATGGCAGTAATCTTATTCCCAGATACACCACCAAAAATACTACCTGATACAAGTCCGTTAAAAATGTACGAACCCGTGTCCACAAACTGTTCAGTATCGTCGATGTCTGCGGCGAGTTGGGTATATTCACCACCAACCTCCTTTACAATCTCTTTTAAAAAATCCATAATTACAATACAAATCCAAACTGTTTGCGAGCAAGTTCTTTGTAAGAACCTGGATGTTCATCTTTCAAGTCTTTAATATTTTTTAGTTTTTGATAAAGAGCAACGTCTCCGCCAAGGCGTAGAGCACTTACAATTGTATTCAGTTCTTTATCATTGATAGGCAATTCCATTAGGCAAAAAATAACTCCAGGTTTACAGTTTTCTCAACATTCCATCCAATAGCATCCAAGATAGACTTGAGCGGTTCGACAAAACTCTTTTCAAATTGTAAGTCATAGTCGATATATTTGTCAAGACCAAGTTCCGTAGGGAAATCTTGAATGAATGAGATTACGTTCTCTTGTATAATATTCGGTTTCTTCAGGTAGAGAAACTTGATCTTCTCGCCGTTGTTGATGACAGAATATTTATTAGTAAGTTTCTTCTCTTTAATGTAGTGATTATAAAGGAGAGCACCACGACAATGTATTGGTGTCCCTTTAGCATAGATGTCTGCATGTGATTTGTATTTCACAACATCAGATACTGAGCGGGGGAATGCAATCTCTTCTGGGGGAAGTTTCTTGAACTTGGTGCGACACTCATCAATAAAGTCAATAACTTCTTCCTCAGTGCCACTCATCATCAACTTAAGACCCTCCTTAATCATAGTACGACAAGGGGCAGGTGTTGAAGATTTGACTGCCTCAATACCCATCATCTTAAGTTTGGGTTCATCATAACGAACCCCTTCACTATCCCATACGTTTAGAATGTATCGCTTCTTCGCGGTCCAGATACCACGCTCAGCAATGTTCTCACGCTTCATGAACATCTTCTGGTCATAAGCGTTTACGTAGTTGGCCAGTTCTTCGTAGCAACCGTCAATATACTTTTCAAGTTCCATCTCACAGACCTTATTAAGGAACGTGACAATGCCCTCAGTAGTTTTCTCTCTTCCCTTGTATACACTTTCAACCAGAGGACCCATATTAAGATAAATGGAATCGGTATCAGAAGCAACGACATAATCTTCTCCTTCAGTTTTCAATACCTTATTCAGGTATTTGTTCATACGGTTCTCAATCCAGCGGATTGATACTTGCCCCGACAAGGTAATCGCTTCCGCATTGGCAAGCTTATAATACCTGAAGTACTGGTTCCCAATAGCACCATAAGCACTATTAAGTTGAATCTTACGCGCCATCTGGATATTATTGCATCTTGCAATCTCCTTCTCCAGCGCTTTAGTAGGTGTCTTTTCATACTCCTGCTTTGCTTGTAGCATCTTCTTCTTATAGATGGTTCGATCCTTATAGATCTTATCCATCAGTTCTGGAAGAAATCCACGCACGTCTTTCCGATACATTGAACCGTTAGCACAAACAGCGTTGTCCTTATACAGTTCAAAGTTTATTTCCTCATTAAGTATCCGTTCAACTGTAGCCGATGGGTGTCGCTCATCGAGGAGTGTCTCTGGTGAGATGTTGTACTGCATAATAAGATGAGGATAGAGAGAGTTAAGGTCAAAAGACACAACCCAATCATACTTTCCCGGTATCGGTTCCTTAACATAAGCACCTGCGTATTTGGAATCCTTATCTGAACGTTCTTTGGGAGGAATAACAATATTCCTCTTCTTCAGATAATTGTAGATGATAGTATCCCACATACGAACCTGTGAGAATACATCAGCATAGTTTGCCTTAGCATCATAAGCCATAACGATGGCAAGTTCAATCAACTTCATCTTGTCTTCCAATCGGTCAACAAGTTCCACGTCAATGATGTTATATTCTACAAACTTCTGCCATCCTTTAGTATAGAAATCTTTGAACGTATCAAACTCAGAGTGATCAAGTTTTTTCTGTCCAAGTTCTACACTCGCAATATAATCCAGACGATAGGATTCCTGCGCCTTATAAGTGAACTTCTTATAAAGATTTAGGTAATCAAGTTGTGTGATGCCGCCAACATCATAAGAAATGTGACTTCTACCCATAATAATGGTCTCTTTTTCAGTGACCAGTCCCCAGGGAGACATACGCTTCATCAACTTTTCACCTAGGATACGCTCAATGCGACGCACCAGGTATGGGATATCATACAGTTCGCTGTTCCAACCAGTGACGACTTCGGGAGTATTCTCCTCAATCATCCACCAGTTGATGAAATCCGTCAGGAGTTCATACTCAGTTCTGAATCCCTTGTAGAGAACATTCTTCTGTTTGTTATTGAAAGGTCCGAGACCCCAGGTGCGGATTTGCTTAGTCGTATAATCCTGAACAGTAATCAGCAGAACTTCTTCTGCCGCAGATTCTACATCTGGGAATCCATTCTCCGATTTGACCTCAATGTCAATCGTAGAGATTTTAATTTTGGTAGTATCGAACTTGATCTCCTCTTCAGGATACTTGTCAGAAATATACTGAGCAATGTACCTATCGTTTCCGTAGATCTTAAAGTTCTCTACACCCTCATATCTTTTAATAAACTCGCGACAATCACGAACAGTTCCAGGTTCAACTGATTCAACATATTCACCTTCAAGAGTTTTGTACTTTGTTTTCTTGTTAGATGGAACAAAAAGAGTCGGGTAAAACTTCTCGCGGGTTGCAAAATGGCGACCATTTTCATAACCCCGGACCAAGAAGTGATCCCCGACCATCTGGACGTTTGTGTAAAATCGCATTACGATGTAAGTTCTAGATACTGTTCAATAAGTTCTGGAGTTGGATCTACAATCGTCAGAATGTCTTCTGCGCGAAGCATCAACTCTGTGTCATTTGTTCCGTTTGGCCATGGTTCAAGTTTTCCATCACCATAGAAACGATATGGATTAATCAACTTACAGTTAGGATCGCCAAGTTGAGCATCAACCTGAACAACCTCACTGATAAGTACATTATCAATATCAACTAAGAGACACTTAACTTCCTTGTCCATTTACTTTCTCCAAATACATTTCTGTCATCGATTTCAACGGTTCTACAATAGTCACAATCCAATCTTTTGGCACAAGAATATCAGTATCTGATGTCAGAAGAATCCAAGGAGCAAGTGAGATCTCAACATTATCGTCTGGATACTCATTCTCTTCAGTGAGGAAGACAGACTTTCTAGTAGAAACCGTGTGCGGCTTATTTAGAAGATACCCATGAACAACATCATCCTGAACAAGTTCCTTGGCATCAGAAATGATTTGCTCACCAGACTTCAACAGTACAATTTTAATTGACATGGTATAGTTCGACTTAATGGTATTATAGCACAAAAAAAGAGGGGCAGCAACTGGATTGTGCCAGTTTCCCCTCTGCGGCGACGATACTTTATTTAGATCCAGTCCTTACGCTGATGATGTTCTGGAACTATTTTACCAAGTTCAATGGTTAGTAACCCATCCTCAAAAGAAACTGATCTAACTTCCGTTTCATCGCTGAGGGTCCAAGATCGGGTGAACGCTCTCTGAGCCACTCCTCTATGTAAATAAGTTCGCTCGGTTTCATCCTCCCCCTTTTGTAGTCCTTCGACAAAAAGTTTTCCGTCCTGAGTGTAGACATTAAGTTCTTCCTTTTTAAAGCCTGCTAGTGCTAGTTCTAAGCGATATTCTACATTGCTTAGTTGAACTAGGTTGTATGGAGGATAGTTAGTTTGCGTCTCGTGCAGCGTTCCAAGACGGTCAAAGTAATCATCCAGACCGATACTGTACCTATTTATACGGTCCATTAGCTCAGGCAGGTCCTTGCTATGAAACTTCATTAAGTTTCCCATGGTTATTAGCTCCTTTAAAAGCGAGTTTGTATTGTGTGGACCCCGAAGGCATCCACACATATTTATAGCACACTTTTAAAAATCAGGAGTTCGGTTTACCCTTCTTTTTTACAACTGATCTTACAGTTTTCAAAGATGAAGTTTTCTGAGAAGCAACCGTTGCATCAATGTCAGGATCTCCTGTAGAAGGCATTGCATCAGCACTCTCAGGATCTAACTTAGTATAACGAGCAAACTGTTTACCATACTCTGGATGGAATCCAGTTACAGGATCTAATGCTGGTGGTGGTTCTTCTGGGAAACCGTTAGGAGATGGTTTATCTGAATAATCAATCTCAGTTTTCAGTTTCCTAGCAACCTTTGCAAACAAAGGATCTCTATCTGCTTCGATAGTCTCCTGTTCTTGTACCACTTTCTTTTGACGGAAAGGACTTACATATGAAGCATCCATTTCTCTCATTGCCTTTTCATGAGCAAGAGTATTCAAATGTTCTTGGAGTTCCCTATCCTTTACATTAGTTTTAAAGCGTTCCGTAATTTTTTGGAAGTCCTTTGAATTTGCCTTTACAATCATATCAAAAGCAATCTCACCATGACCAACTCTATCACTAATAACATTCATCCTCTCAGTGCTCTCATAACCACCCCAATACTTGTCTTTGGTTCTCCAAGTTTGACCAGCAGCATTCTTTGCTCTGACCATATCATCAGACTGCTTTGACTTAGTTACATCAGGAGTATTTTGTGCCTTGTACTTACCTTTAAAGTTTGGTTTGTACTTCTGTTTCTTAATCTCAGGCATAACATAAGGTTGCTTGACCTCTCTCAGAATTTTTCTGCGTTGCTCTACGGATACAGTTCTAGATTCACCAAATCCCCTCTTTGCATTCTCACGATCAACATGATCGCTAGACATTTTTTTCATAAAGTCAGATTTAGTTGTAGCATTCTTTTCAATCTTTCCTGGTTTAGTAGGTTTGGGAGTTTTCTGTGGTGGATCTTTAAAGTTATATCCAGGATTGAGTTTGTTTGCTGCATCGGGATTTAATTCTGCCAGTTTATCAAAAGACATACTGACGAGTCCTTTTTTAGGAGTTGCACCACCCAATGCTTTTGCTGCACCAATCGACCATGCAAATGTAGGCATAGGTAATCCCCAACCTAGAACATTAATTCTACTATCACCAGCATATGGTCCTATTCTATCGTAAATTGCTCTACGAACTGTATCCATTCCCCCTCCAGGGAATTCTTGTGCATTAGTTTTAAAGTCATAATTGAAGGGAATATCAACCATCCCCGTCTTGGGATTATATGTTAGTGGACTACTAGTAGCAATTACATTATCTCCACCAGCAAAAACATACTCTCGATCAGATCTAGACACAAGATTAGCATTCCTTACATAATTATCAACATAATCTTGTCCTAGATATTTGTTATCAATTACTTTTGGTCCCCTATCCGTAAGATAGTCGCCAAATACTTTTCCAGCTATACCAAGTTCATTCTTTGGAAGGGCATCAATAGCTTTACCTATCAAATCTTTTGCCCATTTTTTTGCATCATTAAATAATGATTCTTCTGGCGGGGTATTTCCATCCTGATCGCCAGGATCCCAATCATCCTCCTCTCCACCAGTATCCCAATCCTCTTCCGAATCGGTTTTAGTTTTTGTTGAATCACTATCACCACCAGGATCACCACCCTTTTCACCAGGCTTCCTCCTCTTCCTAGGAGGTTTAGGATAAGGTGGTGTTGGGGGATCATCAGTACCAGGAGGTTGCTGAGGTTCACCCTCATTTGGTGGTGGACTTTGATTAGGTGGTCCACCATAAGGAGGTGCATTAGGAGGTGGATCATCTCCTCCCATATTTTTAGGCCAATTTGGAGGACTGCTTCCTGGAGGACCACCGCCGCCTGGAGTATTTCCTTGAGTTGAACCTGGTGGTTGGCGAGGACCACCATGACCCAGAACACAACCTAATCCACCAGAAAGGAAAAATGAAACATTTGCAATATATCTTGCCGACTTTAGTTTATTATGAAACCACTGAAGATGTTCAAAAGTAAAATTACTATTTACTGAAGTGAAAGAACTTTCTTGTCCATCCCAAACTCTCCATCCACTAGCACTACCAAATCCATCTTGGAGAATGGGATTTCCATTATCATCATCACCCCACAATCCTTCAACATAACCAAGTAGAACAAATTCTCTTGTATCCTTTTGAATATATCCAACTCTTGTTATATTGTCATATCCATGTACATGGACATATGAATCAACAATTGGACCTAAAATAAAACTTCTAGTTCCTGGTGGAAGTTCTGATTTTACATATCCAGTTTCTGGATCAATCAGTGTCTCGGTTTCTCTAGGATTTTCTGATTGCGCTTCGTAAGTATAATCGGAATCATATTTAATATCCCAATCTGTTGCAGCAACTGTTCCTGGACCCTCATCCCAATAACCACGAGGTCTCTTATATATTTCATCTCCCGCTTTTCCAGGAATACCTGTTGGAAAATTTCCATCAATATCTGGATAGAAAACTCTTTCTGGATCCATTTTACCCAAACGGAATCCAGCAGGGTTATTAGCATAAACCCTACTCGTACTATTTGTGGGGGATTCCGTCAGATCTTTCTTAAGATGCCTTATCGCTCGATTAAAGTTATTTCTCTTCACTTTAATTCAATTAATCGGTCGTTGAAATATTTATATAATCAACTCCAACAGGATTATTATCAAAACAGGTATTCAAAAATCCTAAGTTAGTTGCCCTTGCATGTGGAGTATCTCCCGTTCTTGTAATATCATGAAGAACCCTTGGATTCATCCAAACAAAACGATTGGGTTTAGCAAATATTCCTTCTCTATATTGCTCTTCTTCTGCATTTACTATTTGTAGTTTACCACCCCACGATTCATCCCAGTCTGGATGAATATAAAAAACATAAGATCCATTATCAGCATGTGGACCCTGTTCATTATTATGATGATAATTGTGTGGGCGAAATTGATTATGCGAAAAGTTAGCGTTCTTTTTATCTAACGGAAATCTATGTTCGTTATATAAATTAATTTCTTTACACCTTTGGAATACTAAATCTGTAACCTCATCCCATAATTCATCCCGAACAAAATCACCAAGTTTCCCACTCACCCAATGTTTTGAGTGAGTGACCTTCTCTGATATTGCATCAAATGTATCTTGAGGTAGAAAATTATCGATTAATATCGCTCTCGACATTATCTTAAAATATTTTCTTTTATTTATTCTGATTCTTCAGTCTTCTTTTTCTTAGAACCAATATTATACTTAGTTTCTAGAATCCAATCTTGCTTATCCTTATAAGAAAGAACCTTGATTTGATTCAGTGGAGCAATCTCTTGGATCTTCTCCACATTAACAATCCCTACCAGACCCCAATCTGCCAGGAGTTGTGCAATACGATTACGACGCTGAACATCATTAATCGTCAGATTTGCGTGCTTTCCATCTAACGCAAATAATTCTTTAAAATGAACCAGATAGTATCTACCCTGCTTGTGTAGGATATGACAAGACTGATAAATCTTCTTCTCTTTCCTGGAAGCAACACCAATACGGGTTAGAGTTTCACGCACTTTCAAAAAGTCATCAGGTTCGTTTAGAACCACTTCAACCATTTGTTCAGGCGACCACTTCACTTCAGGTTCTTGAACGACACTCATTTTGTTCCTCCAGTCTCAAATTTAGATTTAATAAATGTAAGTTGTTCTTTGGTCAAGATCCTCAGAGCCTGCTTTGCCTTTTCATTACTATATCCATAGTATTTTTTGACATAATCAAGATCTTCGATTTTATCTTGTCGGAGCCAGGGAGAAAATCTCTTCTTTTTCCTCAGACTATTTAGATAAAAATCATATTGCATTTTCTTTGGCAGAAAATTATACATGTTCATCTCATTAGCGAACATGATGCAGTCTAGATGACCAGACATACAACGATTGACGATATAAGGAGGATATGATTTTTCAACCGTTGGATCTTCATCCAGCAGGTTCTTTTTTGTCAAGTTGATCGAGTTTAACCAATCCTTCAATTCCATAATTAAATAGCAGTAGTTCTTTACGTTGTTGTTGCTCTCTCATATACTCACCGACAGACCTCATAGTATAAGTAAGGTCAAACTCAGCAGCATTCCAATTTTCAAATCTATCTCTTACTAACTGTGCAGAGTTATAACTGACTAGTTGGGGAAGACTACACTCATCACAATTTTCGGCAAACCTATCATGGTCAAACCCCTTATGCATTGATCCCTTTTTACCATACAGATTATCCTTAATATCATAAGGAGGGTCAAGATACATAAAGACCTTCCTTTCTGAGGATTCATCCATCAGGTAATCATAAGAGTAATTAGTGATATCCCAGTGCTCAATAATTTTAGAAAACTGAGGGAGTTTCTCAATACCCCTCATACTAAAATTAGCATCAGATGCTTGACGAGAGAATGAAGAACTCTCAGTCAAACCAGAGAAAGAACACTTATTGACAATATAAAAACTGACGGCACGCCAGAAGTTATCAGTCTCTCCACTGTTTAGATATTCTTTTGATTGTAGAAAAAGATCCTTAGCAGTACCAGGACTTGGATACTTTGACTTCAGTTCCTGCAGTTTAACCGCCATCTGTGGTCCAAACATCTGGAGTTGCTGCCAGAAATTGACCAGAGGTTCATACAGGTCATTGACCCAAATCTTCAGATGAGGATACTTCTTAGTGATGTGGATTGCTACACTACCACCGCCTAAGAATGGTTCTCTGTATTCATCGTAATCCCTAAGATCTGGGAAATACGGATCCATTCTTTTACATGCGCGGGACTTACCGCCGGGATACCTCAAGGGCGTCTTCAGTGATTTCATAATCTTTAGGATGATACTTCAAATATTCAAAGAAGGTTAGTTTCATTTCCTTCTCGGTCATACCACAATGTTTTGCGGCAGCAGGTAGGTTCAGTTTAGCACGATATAGTTCTTCATTCGCTTCCTTTACATTATCTGGTGTAGTCTTTACTACTGGATCTTTCAGTTTCGATTTATCGATTTTGAGTAATCCCATTTACCGCAGTGCCTCAGTAAAAGAATATGTAAGGTTATTTACACTACCCGCCATATAACGATATCCAGCACCAACATATAATTGACCCAGAACTACACAGGCAGTACAGGTTCCCCAGAAGTAATAGTAGAACCTAGACTTCACTTGATGCGATTTTTTCATTTTTCTACACTCCATATATTATATTCAAAGTCCTCAATAACATCATTAGAGAGGAATCGTTGGCAGAGTTTCTTGATTTCTTCATCAGCATACTCTTCCGAATCTGCCTCAAATTCAATCTCAATCAGTTTGCCAAGACGCAACTTATTAAAAGTCATATCAGACATTCTACTACATGCTGCCATAACAGCATTACCAGCAGAGTCACTAACTGCTTTACGCAGTCTAACATAGATTTTAGTCTTGAACTTCATTTTCAAATTTAGCAATCAATTTTGCAACTTGCTTTTTATCCGTGCCACACGGAGCATTATTTAGGCAGATAAGAATACATTCTTCATCAGAGATAGGGTCTCTCTGCCACCATCCATTTTCATCAATCATAATACTTTCCACCAGGGTTTCGGTTCCCACAATAATCCTTCCTCTTTACACTTTGATGTGTAGTAGAAAGAATCTCTCTGCATATTACAAAAAGGAGGATCATTTTCACCAGTCACCAAATCAATTTTGGCGAGAGATGGGTGAAGGCATCGCTTGGGGAAGATAATTGTAGTCTCATACCACTTACAGTCCTTACAAAACTTTTGATTGGTCATTTGAATTCACACTCCACCATAATTTCAGTTAGACAAGCAAGCATGTTTATTTCCTGATCCGCCACGAACGCCCCTTGGTATTGATACTTAGCAAGAACAAGGACGGCGGCAGGAATACTACCAGGAACAAGGGATTCATAAAGACTATCGTAAATACGACGCAGAAGTACAGAAGTATCATTGTCCAGGTTACCGACAATCCACTTACGAACTTCAGCAAAGTTCTTTTGTTTGAGGTTTTTAATAAGTTCATTTACAGCAACATCAGAGAAGGTAGCAAGAATACCAGTATCAATCTTTCCGCTGACGGAATAACGCTGACACTCATTCAGCACTCGCCTCCAATCAGGAAAGTGCTTATTGATTAACTCTACCAGGACCTTGTTATCATATTCAACACCCTCTGCATCCAGGATTTCCTGGATACGCTTGAAGAACTGGGCAGCGATGGACTGGCGGTCTTTTCCTTTGATTCCAAACTCAACGACGGCACAACGGGAGTGGAGGGGTTCAAGGATTTTGTTTTTGTAGTTGCAGGTGAAGATGAATCTGCAATTGCCAGCGAACTCCTCAATAAACGCCCGTAAGCAGAGTTGTACATCGTTGGATGTGTTGTCAGCCTCGTCAATGATAATGACTTTGTGTTTAGAATCTGACGTAAGCGATACGGTCGAAGCGAAATTCTTCGCATTATTTCGGACGGTATCAAGGAATCGCCCTTCATCGGATCCGTTGATGACATAAACATCTGCTCCCAGTTCATTACAAAGTGCTTTTGCTACTGTAGTCTTACCAATACCAGGAGGTCCCGCCAGTAGCATGTTTGGGATCTCACCTTTATCTAGGAAGTCTTGGAAGGTCTTCTTAGTTGCTTCAGGGAGGATACACTCAGCAATCGTCTTAGGACGATACTTTTCAACCCAGATAAAATTACTCATAATCAAAAACAAAATTCAATAAGTTTCTCACCGACCGCTTGCGGTCTACCTTCATATGCCTGTGCTTCTATTTCGCTATCAGTAGTCCAATCATTAGATACAGAACCAGGAGAGTAACCATGCTTGCAGAACTGTGCTGCATGAAGTGCCTCATGGTCTATAGTCCGATTGAGTTCAATAACAAACCTTGAGCCGCGACTATGCTCCATTATAGCATTAGTGCAAATAATTACCTCAATCATTTCATCTGAGGGTGTGGATAAAGCAAATCCAGCATACTTATTTTTTCTTTCCCAGCACATGGGAGCATTCTCAACAACCTCAATATTTGCTGCTTCTAAAAGAGCAAGGAGGGTGTGTCTTTCAGGTGTGAGATATGCTTCCATTATTCTCCTAACTCATGGATAACGGGTTTTTCATGGACTAAGATACGATACAGTTCTGGATTGTTTCCAGCAGAAACTGGAACAAACTCTGTATCAGCGTTGAACTCATCGTCGCGAACTGCCTGGTTGATTACGATAGAACCTTTTTCACCAGATGTGCTACGGTGATATGTTCCAACAGGAACAACTAGGGCACCACTTCTACGATTCAAATGAACGATATGATAAGGGAACTTCCAATCAAAGTTCACAAGTTCAAACGTTCTTTCTCCTGAGAGGACACGATTATGATCCACTTGGTGATAGTGTACATAGAACTGCTTTGCACCGATGACATCGTTTGGTGGTGAAATTGCTGGTCCTTCATGTACCACAAGATCAGATGCATTTGAATCATCTACACTGATATCATAGAAAATAACATCGGGAGTTTCTCTGAACACTCGATGCTTTTTGTACTGAACGCTGCTCATAGTCTCTTCACATTATTTCCCACATTCCAGTCAGAAGGAATGCGTGCCTTAGCGACTTTCTTTGCCACCATAGGATTGACTGCTTCTACAACCTCCCAATAAGAGGTGCCGTTTCCACTTGAAGGAAGAATAAGAACTTCCCACTTATCGCCAATTGCCATTTTAAAATCTCCTATTCAAAAACATTACGTGGGATAAACCAGTATGACACAAGTTGCCATCGTTTGCCCAGAAGATATGCCCGATAAAAATCTGTCACATCCTGGAATGAATTCCTATATTCCTTAGGATAAATTGTTAGACTCATCACTATGAATATTATAACATGGAATACATTACTTGCAGGATGATGACCTAATTGAAATCCAAGCAACTTAGCTTCATCATTCACAGAGAACCCTAGATTGAAATGACAATGCAGTTCATCATGAAGGTCTGTGTCTTCTCCGATTCCTGGAATCCAATTCTCTAAAAACTGAATATAAGGATCGGGTTCCATCATCCAAAGGTAGAGTCAGGTTCCAGGGCGATGAAATACTCAAGTTTCATCCTAGTGTTTGTAAACTTGGAAAGAAGTTTAGAAGACACCACAACATCATAGGCACCAGGAATAATCTTGATGTTTTCAATCTTGAAGTTGAAGGTAAACTCTTCATTAGTCTCACCAACCACAAACTCTTCGGCGTGGGAGGTATCGTTCTTCTTATCACGAACAACGAGTTTCACGACACCAGCAGCACCAATAACAGACAGATCAGGAAGTTGCAGCACAGCAGCAGCTTTAAGGACCTGTGAAAGCGTGTTGCTGTCCAGTTGGAAGCATACATCCTGTGTAGGCAGACTGATATCCTTCTCAGGAGGGGCGATAATCACGGCAGGGTCAGAATAAAAATACTTGCCGCGACGGTTGCCTTCACGATAGGCAAGATAACTATCTTCCTTAAAATCAAGACCAGGATTGGTGTAGGTGCTCAGGATGTTCAGAAGTTGATTCAGATCATACAGAGCAACATCACGGGGAAACTCTTCTTCAATCTCTGCTTCTGCAAGAATGTTCTTGGCGACAGAAATAGTACGGAGTTTAGTGCCCTGCTTCACAAGAATAGAGTTGTTGATTCCAGCAAAGTTCTTGAGGATGGTCAGGGTGTTGTCAGACAGTTTCATAGTTTCTCGTAGTTTCATCACTGAGGGTAGGTTTCACGTTTTGCATTCTTATCGTTGAAATGCATCAGAAGGACAGCATAGTGCAGAATCTTCATGATATCACGACGAGCAGTGCCTTTCTTATCATAACGAGAGGCATACTTGAGGATGTTGGATCGGCAGAATGCTTCTCCATCACCACACGCTTCAATCAGGTCAAGTGTCTGAATCTTATCATCACCAGCAGAATAATGCTGATTATATGTGCCAGCAATATAATCGTTTAGTTCTTTGAGGATTGCATCCTCATCATATTTGTATCGTCGATTTTCAGTCATATCAGGGTTGTTAATCAAGATTTCATAGTCACTGTGCCCCCATGGGCGCATACCATCATCAATAGTTTCATCCATTTTTAGAAGTTCGTCGTAGAGTAGAGACCATGCGTTCACCATATTATATCAGGATTGCTCCTCCCCGTCAACGGGCATCTGGAAATCTGCATCAACTTTATCATAGAGTTCCAAGAACGCCTGCTTAGTTTCATCATCAAAACGATTTACACAGACTTGGATTGCCTTTGCCTTATCTGCAAAGATACGATAGGCACGGATAATGTGGACCAGACGACGGGTGCTAATGATTTCTTCAATACCACCGTCATAGAAGGTCTTGCGGATAATGTCTGCCCAGTCTACCAGACGCTTACAGAAGTCAGGAGCAACTACCTTCATGTCACGGCAAACACTCTCCAGGATTTTAGTCTCTTGAGCAGGGGTGGGATATTCCTGTTCAAAGGTTACTGGGAATCGTTCAAGGAAGGCTTCGTTGAGCACGTTAGTTCCAATAAATCGTCCATCATCTGAACCTTTACCTTTAGTGTTTGCGGTTGCGATGACGTTGAAACCTGCACTGGGGCGGACGAACTTTCCAATTTTTTTAAGGAAGACTCCATTTCCTTCAAGTACTGACTGGAGACAGAGAATTTTATTACTGGCAAGGTCGATCTCATCAAGGAGCAGGACAGCTCCTCGTTCGAGTGCTTCAATGACTGGTCCATTGTGCCAGACGGTGTTGCCATCAATAAGACGGAAACCGCCGATAAGATCATCTTCATCAGTTTCGATAGTAATGTTTACACGGATAAGTTCCCGACCCAGTTGCGCACACGCTTGCTCAACTGAGAAAGTCTTTCCGTTACCGGACAGTCCTGTAATGAACGTTGGATAGAATACACCGGACTGAATAACTTTTTTAATATCACCGAAGTTGCCAAACTTGACGAAGGTATCATCTTTTACTGGGATAAGGTTTTGTTCAATAGCAGGCATCGCTGCAGGAGCATTATAGGATACTTCCAAATCCTGAACTGTTTCTGTAGTTACTTGCAGGTTCCACTTACCACGACCAGACTTGCAACCTTCTTTCTCAAGGCGACGGGTGATACTTTGGTAGTTAGCACTATTCATAGCACACCATGCACGAATATCGGCACTAGTTACGGATTCACCGTAAGTTTCTTGGAGAGAAGATCGGATTTCGTTAATTGGAATAGTCATGTGTTGTGTGCTTCAATACACCTATTATACAAAAAAAGAGGGTCTTTTGGACCCCCTAATGGACAGTTTGTCAGTGGCACACTACTTGGTGCCGCGAAGAACTTTCTTGCCCTCTAAGGGTTTTTGTGGTTTTACTGCCTGTGGTGCTGGTGGCGTGGGTGCTGCTACTGGTGCAGGAGGTGTGGGAGCAGCAGGAGCAGGGGCTTCTGCTTTTCCTCTAATCAAATCTCCAAATCTGCTCATGGTCCTTATGCGTTTCTTACTATTTATGCAACCAGTTCTACAAACTCACCAAGAATCTTTTTGTTCATCTTTTTGTTACGAAGACTTTTTACAAAAGCACTCTTAATCTTTGCCTTGGTTGCACCGTCATCCACATCAAACTCAGTGTCGTTAGATAGAGCAGCAGCAGACATTCCATAGTAACTATCATAGGCACTATCTTTGATAGTAAATGCCCTTTCTTTCTTCCAAATAGTTTCTACTTTTTCATACTTGTCTCCTTTGTATCCACAATACCTGCGGATAAATGACTTGGCGTCTCTTGGTTCAAGAACACGAATACCGATAAGGTTCATCCCAGGAATATTATCCTTAAGATTTTCCAATAGTTTATCCGTCATCTGATACCACTCACCATCCAGACTACGGACAATCCCAGTCTTACGGTCGCGAAGGAAGCAGTTCCTACCGATAGAGTTAACACCAATGTAAGGTTCTGGACCCCGCCGCATAAACTCACGGTGGAACTTAAGAGGTGCTGCTTCACCATCCGTAAGGATTACAGTATTCACTTTTTGGATACCATTATCCTTTTTAAACTGAGGGATAATCTTATGAAGAACAACCAGAGTTTCATTCAAAGGAGTTCCAGAGAGGCTCCAACCAACGGGGCAAGGATAGGTAGTGTAATAACGAACACCCCAGGCAACACGGAATACGTTCTTCATCTGCTTATCAAGTTCTTTAGCGTTCGTTTTGCTGCTGAAGATATTCATAAGAGAGAACCACTCGGGCAGACACACAACACCATCTTTTGGAGTGTATGCTCGTTCCCGAATACCCTTATCATTAGCAATAGGATACTCACTGGTGAACGCATACACTTCAAAGGGGATAGAAACCTTCTTACAGAACCAAATCAGATTATAGAGTTGCTTGAGAGTATCAACAAGAACGTTGCTCATAGAAGCTGACCAGTCAAGAATAAAAATTAATCCGTGGTTCTTACCGTCAGCAAGAGTAGTGACTTTTTTGAACAGGTCTTCGTTGTATTTGTATGTGTGGAGTTTAGAGCAATCCAGAACACCAGTCCTAGCGGTTGTAGCACGGGCATATGAATCTGCTGCTTTCTTACACTCAAACTCTTTTACAAGGTAGTTAACTTCTTTCTGTGCAGACTTTTTATGCTTTTGATATTGATTATCAATAACATCAAAGCAATCGCTGTTCTGATAATCTCTCCACATCAGGTCGCACTGATTATGTGCTTCTGCGTTAGAAACGATTACTTTCTTAAGGTCAACTTCAGGAAGTTCGACATAGATATTTTCAAGACCCTCGTTATTAATCAAATCTTTGAGTGCTTCTTCAAGAGCATCCATAGTCTTGACTTCAACATTATCATCTTTGTTATCTGCTGATGCTTCTTCTTCGCCCTCTTCTTGAGGTTCGGATTCATCGGCAGAATCACTAGCAGAAGGAACCTGCGGATCACCCTGCTCTGAAGTCTCTTCAGATTCACCAGGATTAGTCTCAGGGTGTTCAATATTTGGTGTTTTCTCTTCAGTGCAATACTTGTAGATTTCTTCTGCTACATCAAGAACATCATCAAAAGTCTCACACTCTCCGACTTTTTTGAGCAGTTCTTTCTCTATATCCGTCTCAAATGGGATATCTTCAAAGTTGCCGATTTTGAAATACAGGTTGATACGATCAGCAAGATTCATCTCATCCAGATTTTCATCAGCAATCTGGAAGAAGTCATCGTCAAACAGTTCTTCATATCCGCGATAGAAGGTCTTGGAGATACCAGCATAGCGACGCTTCATCAGTTTCTCAATGCGAGCATCCTCTACAACATTGACGACCTGAGGAGAAATCTTCCGCTCTTCAATCCAGTTGATGTTGGGGGTATAAAGGGCATGACCCACCTCATGACCCACCAGCATATCATATACCGACCCACTTGCTTTCTCCCACATAGGCAGCGTCAGGACCCGCGTGTGGACGTTGAAGCAGGCAGTATCTACCTTTCTGTGCTCAACCACCAAATCTTCCGTAGCCAGCAGTTTAGCGAGTTGGGATTTGATTTCGTGGTTGACGGTCATGTTCTCGTTTCGTATAGACCTATTATACAAAAAAAGGAGGTCTTCTGACCTCCCCCTAGGACACTTGCAAAAGTGGCACTCACGAAATAATTTTACTAAATCCTTTAATTTTACCAAACTTGACAACACTTTCAAACTTGTCAAGCATGTCTGCTTTGTGAGAGATAACAAATATGTTAGCGTCCTTGATTACATAACGAATAATCTTTAGGAACTCATCGGTTCCAAAACCATCAAGAGATGAATCAAACACCTCATCCAAAATCAGCAAATTAGTATTAGCAGAGTTTTTGACACGCGCTACTTCACGCCAGGTAAAGAGTAGGGCAAGGTCGATTCTCATCTTCTCACCTTCACTAAAAGAACTATATGAAAAGTCTTCGTGAACTGGTGATTTGATTGACTCGTTGAACTCTTCATCAAGATGGAAGTTGATATAAAAATCCATCATCCGAAGATATCTATTAACCTGCTGATTAATGAATGGAAGGTACTTCTTAATGATTTTTGTTTTTACGCCGTCGTCCTTTAGAAGGGAGTAGGCAAAATCGTGATAGACGATTTCTTGTTTTTTTTCTGAGAGATCTTCAATTGTCTTTTGGAGGTTTTCCCTAAACTCTTCTAACTTCTCATGTTCAGTATTTCTGTTCTGTAGGTTACTGGTAATAGTTTGAATTTCATTTTCAAGATCTCGGACTTGTCTTTGGTTGAGATTGATCCGAGTATTGTTTTGAGAAATGTCATGTGTTAGTTTAGTGATCTCCTTAGAAAGGGCATTGAATTGACGCTCTCTCTCCTGTTCAAACTTAATGGTAGAAACGAGTTCATCGTATCCTTCCTTTAGTTCTTTTGCCTTATCTTGCGCCTCATCAATTCTATTTAAGCGAAAATCCTCTTCAATATGCTGCTGACAGGTAGGGCATACCGTATTTTCAGTGAAAAATTGATGCTCTTTCGTAATTGTACTTACCTTTTGAGAGATTTTACCTTTGAGATTGTTTAGTTTTACTAACTTTTCTCCTGCTCCAGTCACAATTTGTTGTTCTTTCGTGTACTTAAAAACATCCTCTTCAAGAGCAGAGTTTTCTCTAATATAGACATCTACCTCACCCATCAGGTTAGTAATCTTAGTCTTGTTATTCTCAATATTTTCCTTACCACGATTTTCAAGTTCATCGATGAAGTCTTGCTGCATCTTCATCTTGTCCTTGAGAGTTTCTCTCTTGAGATCAAGAGATTTTACCTGACCCTTCTTTTCTTTGATAGTATCTTTGACGATATTATTCATCGCAGAAAAGATGCGAATATCCAGCAGGTCTTCAATCACCTCACGACGATTTGATGTCGTCAGTTGCATGAAGGGAACAAAGTTGCTGCTACCCAGGATAACAATCTGAGTGAATGATTTGTAGTTTAACTTGAGGATAGTCTCTTCCAAGATACGCTGCATGGCACGGTCATCTGCTTCACGATGAAGTTGAGTACCATCTACAACGATATCAAATACGTTTGGTTTGATTCCTCTGCGGACCAGATACTGGCGACTATTAACAGCAAACTCAATCTCTACCAGACAGTCCTTCTCATTGACTGTATTGACCAGTTGAGGCTTTGTAATCTTGCGATATGACTTATTGAATAGAACAAAAGTTAAGGCATCCAACATCGTGGATTTACCAGCACCGTTTGTTCCAACAATCAGATTAGTGCTACTTCCTTCAAAATCAATCTCATTAAACTTCTGTCCGGTTGATAAAAAATTACGCCACCGGATCTTCTGAAATGTTATCATTATTTTTGGGGGGAATTACAATGTCGTTAGCGGTAATAACAGCATACTTATACTGATACATTTTGCAGGTTCTGATGGCAAGTGCTCCATCAACCTCTATAACTTCCAATTCAGTTGGTTCCTCTTCTTCCTCAAGTTGCATAGCGTATCTTTCGGCGTCATCTTCTTCCTCAAACAAAAAGAGAACCTTTTCGCCGTTCTTGTTTTGAACGGCATAAGCACCTTCATCTTTTTTATCTTTGAGTGTAAGAAGAAACATCATTCGACCTCGCACGCTTGACTGTATATCTTTTGGAGAATGCTTTTGATAATACCTTTATCGCAGTCCATTTCTGCCTCATCAATATATCTATTCAAGAGAGATATTGTGTTTTCCGAATCTTCTGCCTCAAAGTCTTCACCTTCTTGTATTTCAAAGTTGTCGATTATTTTTAGTTCTTCAACACCAATGCCATAAAGTTTATCAAGGAACTTTTCAAAATCTTTTGGTTTAGTTTTCTTTCTAACGATGACCTTTACAATCTTACCTTTGTACTTTGTAGCATCAAAGAGTTTGTAGTTAGTGTCTTCGTAATAGACGTTATGGAAGAGTGTGTTTGGATTATCAACATGTTCATGTTCTAGTGTCTCAGTATCGAAGATAGTAAAACCACGAGTATCATCTACATCGTTCCAGAACATCTCATAAGGATTTCCTAGGTAGTAGATTCTTCCGTCGTCACTTCGTGTATGGAAGTGACCAGAGAAGACCTTAGAGAATTTTTCAAAGATGTCGCCATCCAGACCGTCTTCCATGGTGTGACCGCGATGCGCTCTAAATCCGTTGAGCTCAAGGTGCCCCATCGCGCACTTGCTATGTGAATTTTTAATCGAAAGGAAAGAACTTTCAGAATTTTCGTCATTAATCCAAGGAATAAACAGTACTTTTAATTTGTCTAGTTTTACTTCTGTACACTCAGAATATACTTTAACATTTTTATATTCTTTCAACAGAAGGTCTACAGTATTCACCTCATTGGTGTTCTTGTAGTACGCTGTGTGATTACCCACGATTGTATGGACCGTAATGCCCATATCCCTTAACTTATTATAATAGTTCTCCTTTGCCCAGTTAATCGCCCACAGGTCGATAGAACGACGATTGTCAAAGGTATCACCCATATCCACTACTGTAGTGATGTTATGCTCTTGCAGATATGGGAAGAAGATATCGTCGTAGAAGCGTTTGAAATGGTCGTGAAGGAACTTGCTAGATTTTCTGGCACCAAAGTGCTGATCAGTAATAATAGCAATCTTCATCGATTCTTATAAGTGATGTTATCCTTAATGGTGTTGTAGTCAGAACTACTACCAGAGAGTGCAGTATCATCGACCATCATAACTTGATCAAAACCAGTCTTTTCAATAATCTTAGTCTTGATCTCTAGTTGCTTTTTCTCTTTTTGGATTCGGCGGAGAAACGCATAATGAATGATCTGCGTAAAGTAAGCAAAAGGATTTTTGGATTTCTCAGGATCAAAATTATGAATGTACTGAACGCAATTTTCGATTCCATCTGAGATCATATCGTCGCGGAACATATAGTTGACGAAGTTTGGTTTATACGACAGGTGTGTCGCAATCTTCAAAAAACATTCGCCAAGGTAGTTGGAGATAGGTGGTTTTCCTTCCCAACGCTTAGAACGGTCTTCTTTGGTAGGTTCTCTACCGTTTCGACTTACAAAGTCTTCTTCTACTTTTGATCTGTAAACAATAAGTGCTTCTAACAACTCTTTATTGTTTACATAATGCTCTGATCTCTTTTTGGACATAACATCACTTTATCGAATAAATCTGTTGTTATTATTATAGCACATATTTAGGACTTGACAAGTAGTCAGAATATGTGTAGAATACCTTTGTTAGGGTTGAAGAGACAGCTTTAGCTTTCTTTAGTATCTTCTAGTTTATAGATATTCTCTAGAGACTTTCTTGCTTCCTCTACTGTAGATACATATCCCATCTTCTTGGTTACTTGAGCCTGACTACCGGAAGATCCGAATAGAGGATCATCAAGATCACTATCTTCATCATCCTCAGTAAGATAGTTGTTATAGAACTGAATAATACGTTCTTCTTTTACTTCTGTAATAGTAACAATCTTATCAAGTTTTACAATAAAGAAATCATCGCCAGGTATCTGCATCCATGGTTTTACTTTGATGGCATACCCACCTCTTGTTTCTACAAGTTTCATTATAACCGGATTCTGAAGAATCAGTACAGGATCTCCATCGTTATCCTCTACACAGACGAGTGCGAATATTTCTTCACCTGTAATTAGTTTGATTGTGCTATAAAATTCTTCTCCCATTAGCTCCTTAGCGGTATGTTTACAATGTCATAATTAAAGTTCTCTTCGTTGTAGACTTTAATCCTTTCAATCAAATGGTTAAGGGTATAATTTCTCCTGGATTTGTAGGAAATGTCGTCAGCAATATCATATAAAGTTGCTTTGGTTTTGTTATTCCCTTTTCTGAGTACTCTACCGATTGATTGGAGATTGCGTATTCTTGACTTGGAAGGAGAAGCAAAAATAACATTGTGTAAATTCTTAATGTTAATGCCTGTAGAGAAAGTTCCGTATGAGGCAACAATGATTGCGTTATTTTCTTTTTCAGTAATCTCCCTTACCTTTTCTCGGTCCTCAGTATGGACACCCCCATGAACAAAGAATACGTGACGTTCTTCAATCCTACCATTATTTATCATATCAAATAAAGGTTGTCCGTGACCCTCTACTCTGGAAAACAGTATGAGTGTGTTACCCTTAAGATCAAGAGCTAGGTTACGTATAAACTTATTTCGTCTTTCATGATTGATAATATACTGAACTTCTTCCTCAAAGTTTTCAAACTTATGCGCTGGGTGCTTCAGTAGAAGTACATTAATATCTAGTTTGGCAACATGCCCCTTCTTCATCAACTCCTCTGTCTTGATGATTTTATATGAAGGACCAAAGAGACCCTCTAAGACCCACTTATGGGTCTGTGTGCCGTCTAGAGTGCCTGTGAATCCATAACGATACTTAGCATCAGCAAGTTTTGTCATTATAGATATAAGTGACTTACTCTTGAACTGGTGTGCCTCATCCCCAACCACTACGTTAAATCGTTCAAAATATTTTCGGGGGAGTTTGTAGATGGACTGCCAGGTAGTGATGATAACTTGGGAATCAGTTTCCCTTTCTCTACCCGCATATATTTTGTGACAATATGAACCAACATCCCACCCATAGTCTGCAAAGTCTTTATACATCTGCTCTACTAGCGAAGTCGTCGGAACAACTATCAGAGTATTTTGTCCGCGCTCAACGTGATATCTCACAATCGAATATATCATCAGAGACTTTCCCGAAGCAGTTGGGGATATCAACAACTTTCTATTATGCCTTAGCGCGTCGTATACCCCTTCGATCTGGTAGTCTCTTGGAGCATACTTAGAGACTGCAGTCATATAATCTTTAACACCCTCCTTTGAAATCATATCATTGACTTCAAATGGAGTACCATAGAACTTATTGTTTGTGAACTCATAGGTATACCCATGGTCCTCACAAAATTGAATAATCTTGTCTAACAGACCTACATAAACTTCACCGGTCTGTGTATTAAAAAGTCTTATTTTGCCGTCCCAGTACTTGCTGCGATACTGCGGCATAAACTTAGCGCCAGGAACCTCAAACGTGAACTGGTCCGCCAGTTCATAGTAGACATGAGGATCTGCCTTGATATGTAGATATACTTCGTTCTTTTTTGATATGATCAAATGAGACATAATCCATAAGCATCACCTATGGATATTTATTGCCTCACTCAGGTTCTTCTTCTGCTGGAGGAGGAGTTGTAGAAATAGTACCTACATTAACTTTATTATTAACTGCTAAGAGATGAGAGTCTAGACGTGCTTCATCTTCAGCAGCATCACCACTCTTGTTAATGCTTCTACTATAAGTATGTCCCACACCTACTGGATATGATACTGTGAACTCGGTATCAGTTTCTCCTGTAATAGTATATGTGGTAATACCTGCAACATATACTGATGTGTCTGTACTGATTGCCATTTTATCTCACTTTACTCAGTATTTAGTCAAGACTTATATTTTCAAACGAATGCTCTAAGAGAAGTCTGTAGAAATTATCTCTCATTGAAATCATATTTTCTTGCTCCATTGGTTCACCACCTGCCCACTTCTCAACTGCTTGACATAACGCAGCATGGATGCATTTAATGCCTGGATAGTTTAATTCTATACTGTAGTATTGATCTTCTGGATTTTCTTGATACATTAGAATCCTGCTTGGAACTTTTGCCATTCAATGGCGTTTTTGATTTGGAATGTTCTATTAGCGATAGTTCTAATAATTTCTTCCAAAAACTTTAGTTGTACATCATAGTATCTAATCTTCAAATCAATTGTATTCAATTTATCATCAGCATCTAGGTGCCTCTGTATGGCATCTTTCTCACGAACCTTGTAATCGAATGGTTCTTTGTCATACACCTCTGCGGGTGCTTTTCCTGTATAATAGTTATACCTTTCTAACTTTACACGTTTAAAACTATCCCTCGCCTTTTCTCTTAATAGGCTGAGAGTATTGTAGATTGTATAGTACTTTGAGTGTAATTCTGAAATTTTTAAACTTTCATTATGTAGATTATCAGGGTCAATGACAGCATCCTTCTGCCACATCTCCTGAAGTTTTTCAAGATCGATCATAAGGGAGTTCTATTGTCATCATCTAGTATATTATACACAGTATACTTGAAAGTTGCCTCTGCTGTAAAGTACTGAATATCAGTTATTTGAGTATCAAATTCCATCGATGAAAGCGAAACTGGAAAGAGATCTAAAAACTTTACAATAGCATTAACTCTAAGATTACTGCTTAAGATATTTAAAGACCCATCACTGAACTGCTCTTGCATATCATCTACATTATCTTGATCCTTAGTTAAAAGATCAAACTGCTCAGCAGTCTCTGGAAATCCAAGTCCGGTCATCCAGTTATGGATTGCCATGTAGTTTTCCATATTCTCATCAATCAAAAATCTTATAGTAAGATCACCATAAGTCAGTTTCTCACCGGGAACATCAAGGTCCTTTAGATACGATGGTTGCATTGCCGTACCTAAGTTGATTTCAGGAATCCTTGCACTGGTGCAAAAGAAAGAAACCTTTGGCGTTTTAGCAAGACTAAACTGAAAACCCGCAGGAGATAAAAAGTTCCTGTTGCTTATCTCATTTGCAAAATTGCAAGACATTTTTACTTACCTAATTTCTTGTAAATCATTCTCTTACCCCATTGTGTTGGGGTCAGTTTATCATCACCAGCCAAATCGCGAGCAGTCTGTCTGGTCAAGTCCATATCAGTGCTCTTATTAACCTCACCTGCCTTACCAAAGTTTCCAGTATCTCTCACAGTTGATGTAACTGCTTTGGTGCTCTTACCCATTGGTTTTGTGGTAAGACTGAGTTTAGTTCCAAATGGTGTGGATGGAGTTCCTGCCCAAGTTCCCTTTGGAACTTCACCTTTCTTGTATTTGTAAGGGACTGCTACAGCACGGGTCTTACCACTAAAAGCAGTTCCATCAGCAGTTCTCTGGACACCATCGCCACCAGTGTTGTAAGACTGCGATGTAGTGTCTCCAGGACCGTAAGAACTTGCCTTTACAGGCTTCCAACCATATCTCTTCGCTTCAGCGCCTGTATGCGCTCTCTGAGTGAACTTACCAGTGCCCTTATCTAAGACACCTGGTTTGTAGTTTTTATATGCTAATACTTGTCCAGTTTTTGGTGCTGCTGATGCTGTGGATGACTTTACTGCTGATACTGCACCCTTTACTGCACCCTTTGCGCCAGCATATGCTGTCTTAGCAATATTTGTTGCTGGTGCCTGATACTTAGTCGGCAACGCCTTAATAACACTCTTTGTAGCACTCTTTGCAAAATCTTTAACCTGTCCAAGATTAAACTCATTTAGATTTGCATCTTCACAAAACTGTCTATATGTCTTCATTTTATTAGACAATGTTCCTATGTTCTATTTAGACAAAAAAAGGGGGTCCGAAGACCCCCCATGAAAACCTAGTGAATCCGATGGATCACATGAGGTTCTGAACTTTAACGCGACGGTAGTAGCGGTTGGTGTTCTGGGTAAGAGCACCTGCGCCAACGGTTGTACCCTCAGCGAATGGGTTAGCAACCATGCCGTAGCGAGTCTTGAAGCCGATCTTAGGCTGGAAGG